GTGAAGATTTTCAATTAGCAACCGCTGCCGACATAGTGGCAGACCCTTCCGCACCTGACGCTTTTGTCAACGGAATTATGGAAGGAAAAGAGTGGGTTTGGGAAGGTGGAACCCTTCGTGAAGAACTCGCAGAAAGAACTGAGAAGCGTATTAATACACTTGTCACCCAAAAAAGATTAGAGGAAAAGAAGTTAAGTCTGTTCCAAGATTTTCTAAATAACCTCTAAGTTAAAAAAATCTATAAATAAGTATAGATTCTTACGAATTTTAATAAATCCACGGTAACTTTTTACACTAAATGGAAAACATCGAAGAAAATGTAGTCACCAAAGGTGCAGCAAAAGCTGATCCAATGCCCGCATCAGGTGCACAAGTAGAGGACTTAGGTGGTCCTACACCAGAAAACTATAAACCTGATGACGATTCAGCAAAGCTGAAAGATCCTTCAGCAACCCTTGCACAAGTCAAGGATGTTGTTAATGCCAAAGCTATGAAAGCAGAAGAGGCAGAAACAGAGGATGAAGTTATCGAGGAAGAAGAAGCAACTACAGATGAAGTAGTCGCTGAAGAAGAATCAGATGCTACTGATGAAGTAGTCGCTGAAGAAGAAACTTCTGAAGAAGAAGTCATCGAAGAAGAAGAGGAGAAAATCGACATCGAAGCTGATGTTGCTGCTCTAATCGAAGGTGAAGAACTTTCAGAAGAGTTCCAAAACAAAGCAAGAACTATCTTTGAAGGAGCAATCCGTTCTAAGGTTGCAGAAATCAAAGAGGAATTGCAAGAATCTTATGCTACTGCTCTTGTTGAGGAGTTAGACAAGATTAAGGAAGGATTAACTGAAAGAGTTGATGCTTACCTTGAGTACGTTGCAGACGAGTGGATGCAAGAAAATGCATTACAAGTTGAGAACGGACTTAAAACCGAAATGACAGAGTCATTCCTAGAAGGAATGAAGACTCTATTTGAAGAACATTATGTATCTGTACCTGAAGACAAATATGATGTCATCGAGAGCATGGTAGATAAACTTGATGAAATGGAAGGTAAACTCAACGAGCAAATCGAGAAGAATGTTGCTCTGAATAAGAGATTAGCCGAATCGGTATCCGATGTAGTATTTGCAGAAGTAACTGATGGACTTGCCCAAACACAAAAGGACAAGTTGGCTGGTTTAGTAGACAATGTTGAGTTTGAAAGTGAAACAGCATACCGTGAGAAGCTTAATACGTTGAAGGAATCTTATTTCCCAACAAAAACAGCTCAAAGAAACACAACAGAGAACTTAACAGAAGAAACTGGTTCCACAGACTACACATCTAGTGTAAGTCCAACAATGGAAGCATATCTTAAGACTCTGACAAGAGTTTCTAAAAAATGATTTTTATATCATAAATTCAAACTAAACTTCAAAAGAGGTAAAATTTCAAATGCAAGCCCCTATTAACACTGAGGCTTTACAAGAGAAATGGGGACCACTACTAAACGCAGAAGGACAGGAAAAAATTACTGATCCTCATCGTAAGATGGTTACAGCAGTTCTCTTGGAAAACCAAGAAAAAGCATTAAGGGAAGAAAGGGAATTCTTAACAGAACAACCTACAATGAACACAGATCCATCTGCAACAGGAAATCCTGGTTTCAGTGGTTCAGGTGCTTCACCCGTCGCAGGTTTCGATCCTGTACTTATTAGCCTAATTCGTCGTGCAATGCCTAACTTAGTGGCATACGACCTTGCAGGTGTACAACCAATGAATGGTCCAACAGGACTTATATTCGCAATGAGATCTCGTCTTGAAGGTCCATCTGGAGATGAGACATTCTACAACGAGGTAGATTCTGCATTCTCTGGTCAGAACGAAGGCAGAACAAACACAGCTGGAATGGTTGACAGCGACACTGGTATTGGTACTACTGCTCAGTCAGGATCTAATCCAGGTCTACTTAACCCTGTATCCTCAGCTACTGGAACAACTTATAACGTTGGTACAGGTATGGGTACAAAGGAATCAGAATCACTTGATGGTACAGGTGCAGCTGCATTCCACCAAATGGCATTCTCAATTGAGAAGGTTACAGTTACTGCTAAGTCCAGAGCACTAAAGGCAGAGTACAGTTTAGAACTTGCTCAAGACCTTAAGGCGATCCACGGATTGAACGCTGAAGCTGAGTTAGCAAACATTCTATCAACTGAAATTCTTGCTGAAATCAACAGAGAAGTTATTAGAACTATCTACAAAACTGCTGAGACAGGTGCTCAGGTCAACACAGCAACTGCTGGTACATTTGACTTAGACACTGACTCAAACGGAAGATGGTCAGTTGAAAAATTCAAGGGACTATTATTCCAGATTGAAAGAGATGCAAACGCAATCGCACAAAGAACTCGTCGTGGAAAGGGTAACATCATCCTTTGCTCTGCTGACGTTGCTTCTGCACTCACAATGGCTGGTGTTCTAGATTACACCCCTGCACTTAATGTTAACTTAAACGTAGATGACACAGGTAATACATTTGCTGGTGTTATCAACGGTAAGTACAGAGTGTACATCGACCCATTCGCTGCTAACAGTGCTGCAACTCAGTACTATGTTATCGGATACAAAGGTACTTCACCTTACGATGCTGGTCTATTCTATTGTCCTTACGTTCCACTACAGATGGTTAGAGCCGTTGGTCAGGATACATTCCAACCAAAAATTGGCTTTAAGACTCGTTACGGAATGGTTGAGAACCCATTCTCACAAGGTACAACACAAGGATCAGGAACACTTACTGTTAACGCTAACCGTTACTACAGAAGAGTATCTGTTACAAACCTTATGTAAGTCATATTGCATATTTTTTACGGAGACCCGAAAGGGTCTCTTTTTTTGTGTCTAAATAGTAACATGGACGATAAAGAAGCTGCAAAACTTATTATCAAAAGATCAAAGAAAAATCCAATTTTATACTCACACGCTGAGATTCTTTATGTTAAAAGAATCAAAAAATTGCAAAAAAAGTAAATGACTGATTCAGTATCACCCTTTGACAAACAAATAGCCAATAGGAACTACATGTCTCCTCTTGGTTTTAAGTTAATTCTAACTAAAACACCAAAGGTTGATTTTCTTTGCCAATCTGCGAACATACCTCAAATAAGCATGGGAACTGCTGTTCAACCAACTTATTTGAAGGATATTCCTGTGCCTGGCGATAAGGTTTTGTATGATGATTTAACTGTTCGTTTTCTAGTAGATGAAAAGATGGAGAACTATCTTGCAATCTACAAGTGGATTACTGGTCTTGGATTCCCAGAATCTATAGGTCAATTTTCACAATTGAAAAAAGATGATATTAGAACTAATGCCTCCGCAAGTGATGATGGGGATCCTCGTTATTTTGAATTTTCAGATGCAACTTTACAAGTTTTAAATAGTAATTATAAACCAAGTGTTTTAATTAACTTTAAAGATGCATTTCCAGTATCACTTTCAACTTTAGACTTTGATGTTACAACTCGTGACTATAATTACTTCACAGCAGAGGTAACATTTAAATACACCATTTACAATATAACCGATCCAAGCGGTAATCGAATCGACAACTATTTTAAAAAATAATTTTACATGATAAATCTTGATAAGATTCAGTCCATGTGGCAAGAGGACTGTAAGATTGATATTGACAATATGCATGAAGAATCAATTAAAGTTCCTCAATTGCATTCTAAATATCATGAGATATTGAACAATTTAATTCTATTACGAACAAAAGCTCAGAAGATACAAAAGAGTGTTCGTCATGAAAGATATGAATACTACTCTGGAAAGGCAGATCCAGATGTGTATGAAAGAGAACCATTCCCGAAGAAGGTTAGAGATAAAGACGCACTGATTAGATATATGGATGCTGATGACAGAGTATCAGATGCAAATCTAAAAGTTGAATACTATGATGTAATGATAAATTATACAGAAAGTATTCTCAAACAAATATCAAATCGTACATATCAGATCAAAAACTCAATTGAATGGCATAAATTCCAAGCTGGATTTACATGACCCATTTAATTATTAAAAAGAAAAATGAAGTCTTTGTCACGATAGACTCAGAACAATATGTGTATCATGAACTTTCAGATCATTTTACATTTGAAGTTCCTGGCGCTAAGTTTATGCCACAGTATCGTAATAAGTATTGGGATGGAAAGATAAGACTTTATGATATGAGAAAGAATGAGATTTATACTGGTCTTGTAGATCGAGTCATATCATTCTGCAATCGTAAAGGATATACTTATGAGTTTGAGGGAAGTAAATTTTATGGACTACCACTTGAAGAAAATGAAATGATATCACCAGAAGGTGTAACTGATTATGTAAAGAGTATATCAAAACACAAACCAAGACCATATCAAATCATGGGTATCCATGATGCACTGAGACATAATCGTAAATTACTATTGTCGCCAACTGCATCTGGTAAATCTTTAATGATATATGCTATCACAAGATATCATGTTGAACACAGTCGTAGAATTTTAATTGTAGTTCCAACTACATCTCTTGTTGAACAAATGTACAAAGATTTTGAAGATTATGGTTGGGATGTTGAAAAGTATTGTCATCGTGTCTACGCTGGAAGAGATAAGATTAGTGATGATAGTGTTACAATTACTACATGGCAGTCAATTTACAAACTCGATAGAAAGTATTTTAATAACTTTGATGTAGTGATTGGTGATGAAGCACATCTATTTAAATCAAAATCTCTAGTCAGTATTATGACAAAGATGCTTGATTGTAAATATCGATACGGTTTTACAGGGACACTTGATGGCACACAAACACACAAATGGGTA